AAGCACCTTTTATGTTTATAAGGTCAGTTGTGTCTCCGCTTGTAGTCGCTGGTAACGCACCTTTATAGATAAGAGAAGTTTGATTCAACACAGGGGTCGTAGTTTGAGACAATCCTACCGAAAACATAAATAGAACCGTCATTAATACTGCTAAATACTTCATTTTTTCTGCTCCTTGTGTTTGATTGACATGTGCATTGTAATAGCTTTAATATTTTTACCCTCAAAACCACACAATGGACAAATCAGTTTATTAGCGGGAGATGGCTTGTTTTCAGCCACCTCCCTAAATTCTAATCCATATCTTTCTAATACCTTCGCACCAAATTCATCGGGCAGTTCACCTGTCGGATTAAATAAATGATATTTCAATCCTTTTTTAGTCCGAAACTCAATGATTTTAGCACCTTTTTCTTTGAATCTAAGATATTCTAAAAACATAGATTACATTCCTATCGAACTTACGTTACTGTTTGGATTGACTGAATGTGTATAAACGAGTGCCGAAGATTGATTATATGTGGTCGTTGTTGCTGACTGTGCCAAAGCATAATCGGCTCTGCGATCTCCATAAATCACTATTCCGGCAACGCCGTTGATTAATCCGTAGTCATCCTCTTTCCTTGAAGCCATTGTGGTCTCCTGACCCCATCCACGTGCCACAGCGTTTGCACCGATCAAAATATTCATTCTCACATCAGAGGCGGTAATACCAGAACCCATTGTGGCATCATTAACCGTGCCAATATCGCCAGAAGATGCGGCAACGGCATAGTCTTTTGCGTAAGAGATTCTGTTATCTTCCATCACATAGATATTCGCATATCTCTGATTACCAGCACGTGTGAAAATTGGATTCGCTTTTCCACTTGGAAGTGCCAACTGCCATGCATCCATAACAAGCGAATCTGCACGGAGGGTTTTCATTCCGTAAGGATGTACAATAAGACCAAATGTCTCAACACCGTCAATTACAACGGGGCTCATGTTGTTGACCTTTGTGAATGTTCCAAGTCTTTCCAACATATCGGCATCAAGAACGTCATTAGCATCAACGTCTGCCAATGCTGTCTTGTTCTTTCCGTAGATATTATTTGGATGCGCAACACCTGTTAGACCCTGTTGTCTCCATACGTTGGGCGAATATCCACCGTAGAACGTCCAGAAAATACCATCGTCTAACCATTTTGCCATTTCCCTCGAAACCATATCTGTGGCAACTTTTTTCTGGTCATAAGGGGAACGCTGTTTTGTGATGCCGTTCATGCTTGCGATTGCCAATCTGTAAAGAGCAATCGGAACATGTAAGTAGTAGTACGTAGGTGCGGATTCGTTGTCCACTAATTGATAATCCCCAACTTCGCCGTAGTTCATACGGGTAATCGTAGTCTCATCATAAGTGAACGGAGACTTTACAAGACCCATGACAATCGTGTCGCCATTGTCTTTCTTCAAGTCGGTTTTTTCGACAATCGGATAATTGGTCAGGTCTTGCTCGATTGAACCTTCCCCACCCTTGTCCGAACCAATCATTGATTTCCAGAAAAGTTTATTAACAACCTTTTCGTGTAATATTTTATTCCATACAGACGGCGTTAAAAAGTTACTTGTACTTGCCGCAGATGGTTGTGCTTTGGTTACTTGCCGTACACCTACGGCAGTATATGCTAAACTCATTTTAAAACTCCTTATTCGTTAGTTAAATCTCGCAAAGCCATCTCAACAACTTGCACGGTAAATTTTTTCTTAGCGGCTTCTAAGCCATACTTTGATATGTATTTACCCACATCGTACTGATTGACTTTTTCTTTCGCTTCTGCCGCTTGGGCTGTTGGAGTATGTTCTTGCGCTGTTTCAATTTTTTTAGTTAGTTCTTTTCTCAATCGCTCTGTCAACTGAGCTTCACGATTATCCCAGTTACGTAGCTTCCATGCAACTTCGTACGGATTAAGTCTGTTGCCCTCTGCTTTGAATGAATCTAAAATCTGGTCTAAATCCTCCTTAATATCGGGATTCTTACCTCTAAATTCATTCTTAAACCGTTCTAATTTGCTTTCAACTTCCGTCTGAGCAAATCTTGAACTAAGTTTTGTATCAACCAGAGTATTAAAATACTGAGACAACATTTGATTATACGCCTGATATTGTTGCGGGTCTGATAAATCAAACTGTCTTGGGTCTGGCTGTTGCGTCTGAGGTTGTGCGTATTGCTGTGCTACTGCGGGATTCGTTAATATCTGCTCTGCTAATAAGAGTTTTTCTCTGAAATCCGGGTCTCTGGTCGCTCGCTCGATAATTGACTTTAAAGGTTTTACCTCCTGAGACAAACTCGTAAATTGACCCTGAATTTCTTTATACCCCTTCGCTAATTCGGTAACGGATTTTACAACATCTTCTCCTTTATACGGAGTTGAATCTAAGATGTTTTTCAAATCTACCGAAGGCTCTTTGGGTTCTACTTCTTTTTCCGGTTCTTTGACTTCTTCCTGAATAGGTTCAGACTTCTCCTGAACTTCACTCTCGATAGCAACCTCTTCAGTTCCGGGTTCGCTGTACCCAGCTTCCTTATTGGTCGCTTCTCTGAGTTGTTCTTCTGTAATTTCCTGATTGTCTATTGCGATCATTTTTACTATCCTTTGTTTGGTTTGCGTGTTCTACGTTCTGTGATTGTGATAACTTCTTTACCTGCTTGGAAATCTATCTGAATTGCAATAGACCCCCATTTCATATCTATGGTTTTCTCATAACCGAGTTCCTTTAAGATGTTATCTAATTCATTATGTATTTCTTCAATTTTCATACCATTTGCGGAAGCTGATTACCAGCCTGATTAAACATCATGTCTCCCTCTGGGGCGGGCTTTTTCTTGTTCGGAGTGGCTTTTTGGGCTTGTTTGTTCGCATCTTGTTGCATGCCCATCATTTGAGAAAAAGCATTAGCCATAGCTTGGGCTTTTTGAGCTTCGTCTATATCATTAATCAGTTCTTGTTTGTTTCTTAAATCTGATGCTTCGATAATTCTCTTAGGGGGTACTGGAATACCAAGAGAAACTAAATTCAATAAGTCATAATACTGCGCCCTTCGCGTGGTGGCAGACTGACTCACATGGTCAAAAACTACATCATACTGACCGACCGAAACATCGTTTAATCTTTTGTCCATCACTTGAATATTTATAGCAAGTAACTTTGTTCCGGGCTGGAAAGCAATTATCTCATTAGTCTTGGCGATAATCTCTCCTTCTTCTGCCATTGGCATAGCCATCTGGACTTGAGACTTAATCTGATCGTAAAGTTGTTTATCACCCGAAGATAGGAATTTATTTGTGTAGTCGCCTAAGATTCTAACTCTCTTGTAATTTGTATAATACTGCTGGATAAGTGAAAGCACTAATTCAGCCACTAACTGTCTTGAGGTTAAATAATTGTCGAATATCTCTGCTATGATAGTTTCTGTCGGCTGTTGTAGAGCTTGAATACCACGACCACTCTTCACGCCTTCGGGTACTTGTCCTAACGAAGCATCTCCCAGACCTGAAATCTCTTTCATGTCTTGGGTGGCTTGCTGTTCTTGACCTATAATAGCTGGTACAGCACTTAGATTAGACTCGATAGGAACTACTTTGTCTCGAATATCAGTGCCATTAACCAAAATAATCTGATTAATTCCACCCATTCGATTCTCGGCATCTTTAATATCTGTGAATGCTCCTGCGGCGGCAAAATAATTATTTCTCGGTGAAGAATTAAGTATATGAATTATCTGGCTTCGCCTCTTATTCTTTTCATCTTGCGGGTCTAACAGGTCTTGAGTCGGGGATGTAATTCTCCCACCATCTGTATAAGCGAAGAAACCTACTATGTCAAATCTGTTGTGTTTATTTTCTGACTGTTTAGACTCTAATTCTATGTCTCCGAGAGTATAATATATGTGAACTTTCTTGGCCTTTTTGGTTATCGTAGGAAGTTCTTTTGGAATGTCTTTGGCTTTTATTTCTTCCAACTCTCCGTTGGGAAGTTTTAAAAACTTGACATCTATGTATTCATATTTTTGAGTGCGTAGGATTATACACTTATCATTATCTTCGTCATAAAAATCTTCTACCGTTGCAAAATCTGAATAATCATCCCCGGCAGACCTCTGGACGTTTAAATCTTCATCACGATTACCAATTAAATCTTCAATCTCTCTCTTGTGTTTAGGCCACTTCGCTTTGACTTCTTCTTTGTCCATTAGAAGAGTTTCTATAATTCCCTTCCTGTCGGATAAATCATAAGATTCTCCCTTGCCCCAAATATATACTCTACGTGGGTCTATGGCTTTGATTACTATATCACCAAGAGGGTCTTTCTCATCGCTCCATTCAACCTTAGCATATCCTCTCCATATCACCATATCACGGAAAGACTTTGGTATGACTATTTTTTCAGCTTTATTTCTATCATAATTGTACTTAACTAAATCTGTTAGTATATCGGCAATCAGAGGGTCGGATTCGTCATCACGAGGCAATACTTTTTCTTCGACCTTTGCGCCCCTCTGCGCTCCGCAGATTCTATTGGCAAATTTGCGTATCTCATTAAGGCTTAACATCGGACGAGAACCCATTGTACTTCTCCGTGTGGAATTCCACTGTCCGAGTTTTCCATCTACCCAATTATTCACATAAGCGTAACAGCGATTACCGACTTCACGCTCTTCGGATTCTTCGGTTCTGATTTTACGCCATGCTTTGCGTATGTCTTTGGCTGTTGTCAAGCTGTCATCCAATCTTGTTGTTCAAGTAATTCAGAGGGAGTCTTTAATAATTTATAATCTATTTTTTTAACCCAATCTCTCCAATCGGATTTTTTTTCTGTCTTAATAGGGTACTCCGCTAAATAAGTTATCAAGTACCTTAAAGCATCTACGGCATGGTCGTCCTTCTTTAAAGGCTTCTCAGGAGAGTCAGCATTAAAACCTATTCTCATGTCTTTATATCTATAAGTCTGTAATTGAGTCCTAAGATTAACACACTTGGGGAAAATTTTTAACTTGGGATTTTTACCCCTCAAATGTAAATATTCCTGAACATGATTCACTCCTGCTTGCCATGCATTGTTGGCAGGAGAAAAATACACTCCATTATCTGCAAACTCGTCTATGATTGACCGACCTGTCTTGCCATCCCTATTCCGACATGAAGGGTCAATCAAATATAAAAGTATGTTCTGGTTCTGATTTTTAGTTTTGATTATCTGAGACAATTCAGAAACTAATCTTGAAGAAGCATAAAACTCATCATAAACATATACGTCTCCTACGGGGTTCACCGCTCCCCATAATATACAAGTGGGGTTTCTATATCCATGATCTAAAGCTATGTATCTCTGCCATTTTGGAGGTATGGCAAATTCTGGTACTATCCAAGGCTCTTTATCCTGAAATTCTTTATAGACCAATCCCTCGAAGGTATCAAATGAACCATATAAATATCTCTTCTGCCAATCTTCAGGCATCTTCTGAAGCTCTTCGATATAGTCTTTCGGTAAATGAGGATTGTCTGTCGAAGAAGCCTGAATTAAGAAATGATTCTCGTCTGGATTCATTACAAATTCCTGCCATACCCAATCATGACCTTCTGGATTAGTAGTACCAAAAGCTGTATGCCGGATAGTTAAAATATTGCAATTTTTACAAACCACACTATCACCTTCGGGCACTTGTCCGCATTGAGGGCATGATACTTTTCTTCTCAATCTCAACCTCGTGATTCCAGACCACATCTTCTGAGGGACTTCAGTCAGTTCATCAGCGTAAAACCATCCTAAGTTCAAACCTTTGCCTAATTTGTCAAATGAATCCTCTAAAGACCTGCCTATAATCACCGAATCGTTGGCGGCCGTTATCTCCATCTTAGTCTTATCGTACTTTTTTACAAAAGGAGAGTCTATAATTCTCATCGGCTCACCATCTAAGACTACCTGAAAATCACATAACTCTTTCCAAGTCGTGTCTCTTAATTCAGGATAAGTCATACGACCTACCAGACCAAAATTCTTAGGATATTCAAATGTCAACTGCCAACATTCAGCTACGCCTGCTAAAGTCTTACCCGCTCCCATACCCCCGCAATAAACCCTGAACTTTTTAGGAGAGTTGTGAAACTCCGATTGCTTGGGCATGGGTTTATATACAAATTCTAAATTCATTCTAACTTAGCCCCGCACCTCGCACAAACTGTCTCAGAGTTACTAAAGGGTGTTCTGAAACATTTAGGACATATCTTATCCTTATGATCAGGTTTCTCGTTGTACATCGTCATACAGGGTACCATCTTACCATTACAGTTCTTGGGATAGTAATGCGCCCCATGCCTCCCCGAAGTCGTCCCCCTCACATGATCTGAGTCAACTAAAGACATATATTCCTTAAAATAAAGGGGTACCGATTGGTACCCCATTTAATTAAACAATAGGTACTTCTGCCCAGATAATCGAAATTGCCATCTTTATCAAAACAGCAATATTACCTGCGGCAAAAATTCCTGTGCCCGGAGGTACAACTACCGAACCGTTGAAGTCGTAAGACTGTACCCACGGCGTTGTGGTCGCATCAGTCGCAGTCGTAACCAACTGGTTTAATCCTAACTGCATCAATAA